GGCCCAGGCGGCCCCGGCGGCCTCGGCGGCCCCGGCGGCCCAGGCGGCCCCGGCGGCCCAGGCGGCCCAGGCCTTGCGACGCTCCTCGAAGCGGCGCAGGAACTCGGCCTCGAACGTCTCGCGGGCTCGCATGCGCAGCGTCTGGGCGTGGTAGCGCACTTCTTGCGTGAGCGGCCGCGCAGCCGTCGCGGTCTGGTAGTCCACGATCGGCGCCAGGGCCTGGAGCTTGTCCGCGGCCACGTGCAACTCGTGGTCGGTGGTGTCGCGCAGCAGCGCGGGGAGCGCGGTCCGGATGGCCCAGTCGACCGCGAGGTAGGCGCGGCGAGCGGTGAGGTCGCTGGATCCGCGGGTCCCGACCATCAACGGCAGGACGGGGCGAAGGAAGCGGTTGCGGGTCGCGTCATCGGGCATCCGGTCGTTGAGGCCGCGACCGAACGCGGCGATGACCGGGTCGACGCACGCCGGGCTGTCGTTGGTACCCACGCCGCCGGCGAGCCAGTCGACGACCTCGAGCGCGCAGTGGCCGTCGTCCCAGTCGCGGTGGCCGCCGTAGTGCAGGTCGATGGTGTCCAGCGCGGCGAGCCGCGCGGGGTCGATCGTGACGTTGTTCATGAGCTCTTCTCCTTGGCCTTAGCGGCCTTCTGCTTGGCCTCGCGCGCGAGCACGTCGGACGCGAGCGGGATCGCCGCTGTGCGGGCGGCGGTGATGTGTTCGACCAGGTCGACCGGACCGGCGCCGGCGAGGTCGGCGATGATGTGGGAGTAGGTCTTGGCCAGCACCTCGACGGTGTGGCCCATCTCCTGCGCGATCTCCTGGAGCGACAGCCGCTGCTCGGCGAGCCGTAGCGACGCCCACAGGTGGCGCAGGTCGTAGGGGCGGAACAGCTCGGCGTCGAGCTGGGCGCGGGTGCGGGCGCGACGGAACGTCTTGGCGCGCCAGCGGCGGTAGCCGCCCTCAGTCATGTGCGCCCCGCTGGCCTGCGGGAACACGAACGCGCGGCCCGGCGGGGTGCCGTTGGCGTCGCGCCATGCGTCGAGGTCGCCACGGAGCGGAGCGATGATCTCGATCGTGCGCGGCGGCTTGCCCTTGGACTTCTGGCCGCCGATGAGACGGCCGGCCGAGATCCGCTGCTCGACGAGGATCGTCCGCTCGCGCACGTGGCGCCACTGGAGCGCGAGCGCTTCCTGCGGCCGCAGGCCGGCGTAGCCCATCACCGACATCAGCGTCCGCGACCACGCGCCGCCGGCGAGGAGGCGCATCACCTCGAGCTGTGCGGCCGTGGGCGGGTGGACGGCCCGCAGCGACGCGCCGGCGGCCGGCTTCTTGATCGGCTGGACGGCGTTGTAGTCGACGAGCTGCCAGCGCACGGCGTCGGTGAGGACGCTCTGGAGCACCGACATCGCCTTGCGGACCGTCGGGCCGCCGCGGCCGGGGCCGAGGCGCGCGTGGAGCGCGGCGGAGACGTCGGCCTTGAACACACTGATCGTCTTGGGCCGGATCTCGCGGACCTCCATGTCGCCGATCCGCGGCAGGATCTCGTTGTTGAGCATCCGCTGGTAGACCCGCTGCGTCGTCACGGCGAGGTCACCGGCGCGCTGCGGCCACCACGTCGACTCGACGAACACCCGCAGCGTCTCGCGGCCGCGGTCGAGATCGTCGAGCTGGCCACCGCGGCGCTGGAGCCGGATCTGCGCCTTGAAGTCGCGGGCGTCCTGGACGCGATCGAACGTCGCCGAGCGCTTCCGACCGGCGGCGTCGGCATAGCGAACGCGGTGCGTCTTGGTCTGCGTCCCGTCGCTCTTGTAGTAGACGGTCGTCTCGATCCCGCCGCGACTGGACCGCTCGCTGGTGCCCGCGCGACTCATCCGAGCGGGGCGATGATCGGCAGGTTCGCGTCGCCGACGGTGCCGCGGCGACGGCGCCGCGGGGCGCGAGGCGGCCGGTCGGCGATCTCGCGCAGCGGATCGATCACGGCCGCGGGCGGCCGGTGGCTGGTCGGTGGCGCCAGCGTGCCGGCGCCGCGGTCCTGCGCGGAGCAGTCCTCCAGGAACGCGTCGACCCACGAGCGACGGAACCGCCAGACGCCGTGCGCGGGCTTGGAGCAGCGCAGCAGCGGGTAGCCGGTCCGCGGCCGAGTCCACTTCTTGACGGTCGAAATCGCGACGCCGGTGTCGGCGGCGATCTCCTCCAGCCCGATCCACGGATCGAGCGCGGCCGGCGCGCTGCCGGTCGACTGCGTCGGCAGGTACACGGTCAGCCCCCTGACGGGCCGCCGAGGCGGCGTTGCTGGTTGAGGAAGTCCTGGGCCTCCGCGGCGACGTCCGCGCCACGCCGCGCGAGCGCGCGGTCGAGGTCGGCCATCAGGTCGCGGCGCGTGTCGAGGACGAGCTGGTCGTCCTGGTCACGCACCGCGATCCCGATCAGCAGCACGAGGACGGACACGCCCAGCAGACCCCACGGGCCCAGGGCCTGCCCTGCGCCGACCAGCAGGCCGATGCAGGACGCGAGGATGATCAGGCGGCCCGTCGTCATCAGCCGCGAACGTCGTAGGCGCGGACCTTCAGCTGCTCGTCACGCCGAACGGACCGGTCGGACCCGATCGGCGCGCCGCGGTAGACCCGCTCCGCGATCCCGCCGTCGAGCTTCGACAGCAGATCGGCGTGCAGCTTCTCGACGGCCTCCCGGACCGCGTCCTGGGGCCGCTCGAGCTTGTAGCCGATCTCCAGCCCGCCAGCGGACACCCGGTATCGCAGCCGCGCGGTCAGCGGGACGCGGTCGCCGCCGGGGAACACGGCGACCGCGAGCTTGAACCGCTCGGGGATCGTCAGGTTCCCGCGGTTGCCGGCCTTGGCGTCCTGCTGCTCCTTGTAGGCGAACTGGATCTGCCCGTCGGTGGTCCGCTGCGAGCTGGCGAACTCGACGTCGCGGTTGACGCTGATCGTCTGCACCACGTCGAGCAGGTCCGCAGCCGCCGGTTCGATCACCTCGGCGATCCCGTCCTCCAGGTGCTCAGCGAGCGCGAGCTGGTCGACGCGCTTGGCGTCGAGGCTCAGCCAGTGCCGCCACTCCGGGGTCGTGCGCAGCGCGAGCGTCGCGCGGTGCTCGCCCCACCCGGCCGTGCCGTTGACGCCGTCGTGGTCGTCGAGGATCCCGGTGATCGTGCCGATCGGCCGGTCGTCCTTGCCGAGCGCGCCGGCCTCGTGGTGCGTCCAGACCGTCGTGGCCGCCGACGTGTCGGTGTGGTGGGTGTTGACGTAGCGGGTGAACGGCTCCAGCTCGTCGAACGTCGCGGTGCCGCGACGCCGCAGCGGGTGCTCGGCCCAGTCGTCCGGCGCGCGGACGTCGGTCACGACGAGGTCGTGGCCGTACGGGCGCAGGTGCAGCCCGACGCCGTCGGCCAGCTCGACGGGCTCGCGGCTGGTGGCCTGGTAGGCGAGGTCGCGCACCTCGCGGATCGCGGCGGCCTGATCCGTCAGGCCATCGGGGGCGTTGGTGGTCATCGCTGCTGGGTCTCCTCGGGGTTCGCGGCGGCCGGCTGGAGCGCCGGGTCGGTCATCTGGCTGGGGTGATCGCGCGAGAGGCCGCCATCGCGCGTGACGAAGAACGTCGAGGCCGTCGGCTTCGGACGCGGCATCCTGGGAGTCATCTCGGGGACGATCTGGACCATCTCGTCGTTGCCCGCGATCGGCTGGACCGAGAACCGGATGACGATCGCGCCGGCCTTGCCCTGCCGCCGAACGGCGGTCGTGAGGTCGGCCATCGCCTCCGAGAGCTGGCGCAGGAACAGGCCGCTGTGGACGCCTTCGAGGACGTCGATGAACGACGGTGCCGGCGGCCTCGGCGGCGCGTCGGGTTCGGTGGTTTCCATCACGCAGATCTCCTCTGCTGGTGGTAGTGGGACATGACGTAGGGAAGGTCGGTGGCGCGCGGTGCCTCCCGCACCGCGCGCCGGGTGAACAGCACGTCGGACGGCGTCAGCCGGCCCGTCAGCAGCCCAGGCACGAGGTCGCCCTCGCACCGCGGCCGCGGGCGGGCTCTCCTTCTGGGCCACGCTTCGTCCTGACGGCCCCTCCTGACGGACTCACGGCCATCACGGAGGAGACCCAGCAGCCGCCGCCGGTGGTAGACCACGGCGACCAGGAGCAGCACCAGCACCCACGACGCGAGCGGGGTCACGAGACGAGCCCCTCGGACGGGAGGTAGGCGACAGGCGAGCAGGGGCCGTCGTGGCCCTGCGCCCGCCGGCAGATCGGGCCGAAGTCGTGGGCGCCCTGAGGCGTGACTGGCCGGCCGCAGGCCGATCGCGCCCGCTCGACGGGCGCTCCCCAACCGGGGACCCGCTGCCGGCGGCCGTGGTGGAAGAGGTAGAGCAGCAGGCTGAGCCAGCCGGCCTTGCGCTCGAGCGAGCCGTTGCGGCTGGACGCCTCGGCGCACCCGGCGACCTGGAGCACCAGCTCCTCGTCGATCTGTCCGGTCTCGACGAACTCGCGCAGCGGCGCCAGGAGCTCCGTCAGGTCCGGTTTCAGGTAGGTCGGGATGCCGGCCTTGGCGATGTCGAGCGCCTCGGCGTCGGTGATGATCGCCGTCGTCGTCACGAGGTCACCGCCGATCCGGCAGGCAGCGCACCGCGACCGCCGGAGACCTGGCTGTCGCCGAGACCCATCCGGGCACCAGCGCGGTCCCCGGCGGCAGCGGCAGCGGGGTCGACCGAGGCGCGGTAGTGGCCCTTCCGCAGGTTCGGGTGCAGGTCCTCGATCGCTCGGGTGACGGCGTCCTTCACCAGGACGATCGCGTGAGGGTTCGCCGTCTCCCGCTCGACCATCGTGCGACGAGCCTTGAAGCGTTCTTGCAGTCGGTCGACGGCTCCCAGGAGCCACGAGTTGCGCCAGGTGCGGGTCGGGACCCAGAACTCGTCGCGCGTCGCGGCGGCCAGCTTGGACTCGCGGTCGAGGTTGCGCTCCAGGTAGCGGTACAGCTCGACCATGCTCTCGGTCGAGCCGCGCGGCCCGTAGAAGTGCACGTGGGCGCCGGAGAGGTAGGTGATGTCGCCGCCGAGCGACCGCGCGACAGCGCCGGCGAGCGAGCGCCGCCACGGCACGGTGCACCCGGTGTCGCGGACGTAGGTGTCGTCGACGCCGATCTCCTGATCGGCGCTCGCCGCGACGGCCGCGAGGTCGAGGCCGTGCTTGAGGAGCAGCGCCTGGGCCTTCTCGGCGGCTGCGGTGGCCTCGTTCTCGTTCGGCGACTCGCTGAGCGCGAGGAGCTTCCGGATCCGGGCCGTGACGTTGTCGTCGTGGGTCGTCATCTAGCGGCCCGCCGATGCGGTAGCGATCGGTGCCTCGGCGCGCCACGGCGCGACCGGCGCGTGACCGAGCGCGGCCTCGGTCGCTGCGGTCCGGCACGCGCCGACGAACGTGCTCCACGTGCCATACGGGCCGGGGGGCGGGCCGAGCACGACGGCCGCGCGAACGTCCGCGAGACGCGTCAGCCGCGCCGCACGGGACTCGCGGTGCTGCGCGTCCTCGACCTCCGTGAACGCGGCCAGCCGCGCGTCCGCGCTGTAGAGCGCCGTCCGTCGGGCGGGCCTGCTCAGGTCGCCGGGTTCAGGGGTATCGTTGGTGCTGCTCACGGGACTTCTTCTCCTGTGGGTCATGCCCCCGGCCGATGCAACGGCGCGGGGGCGTTTCGTTGGGTTCAGGCCGCCTCGGCGGCGAGCGGGTAGAGGTCCTCAACGCTCGTGGCGAGGACCTGCGCCAGGCGGCGGAGGTGCTTCGCGCGGGGCTCGGTCTCGCCGGCCTCCCACCGCGCGTAGACGCGAACCGCCACGCCAACGCGTCTGGCCACTTCCTCCTGGGCGAGGCCCAGGTCGTCGCGGCGCGCGCGCAGCCTCTCAGGGAAGCGGTCGGCCGGGTCGTCGGTCATGCCGCGCATCTTGACAGGACAAGAATGTCCCGTCAAGAAAGACGGCATGATTTGTCCTGTCGTGATCGTCATGACAGACTGATGCTCGTGACGTGGGACCCAAGGAGACCGAGCGGGACGACCTGCGTGACCTGCTTCGGGGCGCCCGAGGGCGCCTGAAGATCACCCAGGAGGAGGCCGCGCTTCGCGCCGGCGTGACGTTGCGGACCTACGCTCGGTGGGAGCGGGGGAAGAATGTCCCGCAGGGTCAGAACCTTCTGCACCTGGCGAACGGCCTGGGGCTCGACAGCGCCGAGCTTGCGCGGGCGGCGAGTCGCGACGGCGTTCCGGTGGCCGTCCGCGCGGAACAAGCTGAGGAACGCGCGATCGCCGCGGAGGGGGAACTGGTGGCGCTGCGTGAGCAGGTCGCCGATCTCGGTGATGAGGTGCGACGGCTGGCCGGCCTGGTCCGCGCCTACCAGGCCCCGGTGGTCCTGGCGGAGGACGGCGACGGGCTGGTGGTCGGTGTTCGAGCCGCGGACGGGCGGCGCGTCCTCCTCACGGGGAACATCGCGCCGCCCGACATCGCGGAGGACCGCGATCGTCGCCTGTCTGAGCTGCTCGACGACGCGGAGGCCGCGACGGGGTCAGGGGTCGGCGTCGCGGGCAAGGGCCCGTAGTCGCCGCGCCTGGCGGCGGACGCGCGTCCGCAGATCAGGGTCCGCCACGAGCTGCGCGAGACCGCCCTCGGCGTCATCGATCACTGCGGCGAGCGCGAGGGCCGCCTGCGCGAGGGCGGCGACCTCAGGTCCGCCGGGCGAGACGTGCACGTGCCCGCGGGAAGCGGTGCTCGGTTGTTTCGTCCGCGACCCCTGACCGCCCCATGCAGCGACGCTACGAGACGGGCAGCATCCTCGGCGGCCGCTGCGGGATGCCTTGACGGGCAGCCCCTCTGGGGGGATGCAGGGCAATACGCGTTACGCGTGCGACGGCGTAACAGCGGATGTTCGACTTCGCCGGGCTAGGTCGCCCGCCGTCGGTCGCGAGGGAGAAGGACCACCCGCGCGAGTGAGGCCGGTTCGCGTAGGGTTCCGCCCGCGCGCCCCGGCACACACGGGCGTCTCAACCAAGATTCGGGGGAATCGATGCCACGCTTGATCCAGCTTGCCGCGACCGCACTGCTCGCCGCCGCCTTCGCCGGCTGCTCAGCCGACACCAACGACGCCGGCGACAAGGCCGACGCGAAGTCCAGCAGCGAGAAGAAGCCGGCGTCCTGCGGGACGCGGGCCACAAGCGACTGCACGCCACACGTGGCGTTCGGTCGGAAGGTGCGGGTGGACGCCCTCTACTACGACATCGTCAGCGCGAAGGCGGTGGGCTCGATCGGCGACCAGACCTACGGTCTCGGCGAGAAGGCCGACGGCACGTTCGTGGTCGTCAAGGTGAAGGTCCACTCCGACAAGAACGAGTCGGCCACGCTGACCGACAAGGTCTTCCAGCTCGAGGTCCGAGGGAACACGTACGACCCCGACACCCAGGGCACCGTCGCCGCGATCGGCGCGCAGGAGGAGCCGTTCTTCCTGAAGGACATTGGACCTGACGCGACCGTGACCGGAACGGTCGTCTTCGACGTGCCGAAGGCGGCGTTGAAGCGCAAGCCGGAGCTGCGGTTGAACGAGCTCGGGTTCGGGTCGGGCCACGGCTACGTCCGCCTTCCGGACCTGTCGTAGAACGACGAGCGCCCCCGGCGGGTTAGGCCGGGGGCGCAGGTTCGGGGACGGCGCGGCGAGCCGTCGGGCGGGCCGCGGGACGCGCTTCCGCGCGCGCCGTCAGGTGGTAGACCCGCTGGCGGGCCGGGGTTCACCCCCCGAGTTCGTCGGGGCCGGTGCCACCGGCGGCGGGGTCGTTGTCGGCGACCGCGACCGCGGCGTCGAACCGCGGCGTCCAGGCCGAGACCGCGGCGGCGGCGAGGCCGACGATCGCGGCGGCGACCGCCGGCGGCAGGTCGAGTCCGAGCACGCCGGCGAGCCAGACCAGGACGGTCGCGGCGGCCGCGGCGAGGCCGGTCGGGTGGTTGATGGTGGCCGCCTGCGAGGCGGAGCGGATCGTGGGCATGGTGGGTCAGGCCGCCTTGTAGTCGGTCTCGAACGCTCCGGGGCAGGACGTCGGGAACAGGTCGTTGTGGCCCCAGACCGTGAGGTCGCGGAGCCGACGCGGTGCGCGGTGCGAGGCCGGCATCGCGGTGGTGTGGGCGTTGGCCAGCAGCCAGCGCCAGGTCGCGCGCTGCGCCGCGGTCATCCGCTGGCCGGTCGTGCCGTGCACCACGACGCCGATGCGGCCGGTGTTGTGGCCGCCGACGTGGGCGCCCTTCAGCGCGACCGGGCGCAGCAGCGCGAGGGTTCCGGCGGTGGTGATGCCGAGGTGGTAGCCGATGCCGCCCCAGCCCTGCGCGGCGTGCTGGGCGTGGTACTGGCGCCAGAGCGCGAGGGCGTGGCTGTCGCTGGTGTCGCGCGGCCCGGCGGTGTAGTGGCCAACGGTGCCGACGAGCGGACCGAGCGGGCCGAAGAGGTCGCGGATCGTGACGTTGAGGCGCACGATCTTCGGCCGGTCGCCCGCCGACGTGGCGGTCTCGTTCTTGTGCGCGCGGCGCCAGGCGCGCGCGCGGCGCAGCTCCGCTGCGGTCCGCCCTGCGGGGTTGACGACGATCGCGTACCGCCGACGCGCCAGCGCGTCGGTGCCCTCGAAGGCGTGGCCGCCGAGCGCGGTGACGACGCGGCGCCAGAGGTCCCAGGTCAGGCGGCCGAGGATGCCGTCGACGGCGATGTCCCAGTCAGCGACGCGGCCCTTGCCGCGCGCCCGGAGCGCACGCTGCAGGCGGGTGACCTGCTCGCCGGTGGCGCCCTGCTTGAGGATCGGTGTGGCCATGGTCAGTCCCTTGCGGTCGAGGGGTCGAGGGTGAGGATCCGGGCCATCAGAGATGGCCCGCGAGGATCTGGGTGATCAGCCACGAGACGGCGCAGAGCGCCCAGGCGGGGATCACCCGGCCGTAGGCGGTCCGCCGCCACCGACGCCGCTGCGCAGCGGTGGTGCGAGCCGGCCGACGAACAGCGAGAGGATCGCTGGGGCGGACTCGAGCGTCAGCGTCTCGCGGAACGCCAGCAGCACCAGCAGGACGAGAGCCGCCGCGGGGAACGCGATCCGCAGCAGCAGCGCCTCCGTCAGCGCGATGCAGTCCCAGGCGCGCACTCACGTCGCCTGGTGAACGTTGAGGGTGGTCGCGGGCATGGGGGTCCTCCCGTCGGTGCGGGGGTCGGGGGCGATGCGGGCACGGCTAGGCGGTCCCGACGGCGTAGGTCGCGAGGTGCTCGACGCGGACCGGGGCGGTCACGCGCAGGAGGACGGCGACGGTGCCGGCCTCGGCGGAGTAGACGATCGACTCGACGGTGCCGTCGCTCAGCACGGCGGACTCGATCTCGATGACGGCGGCCGGGTTGCCTCGGACGGTCGCCGTGACGGTGTAGGCCGTCGGCGTGACGGTCTCGCCATCGAAGCCCTCAACCACGAATCGGACACGGACGTCGGTGTGGGTGAGCACCATCAGTTGACCCTCGCTGTCACGGTGGGGTGGCCGACCGCGACGCGGGTCGCGATCGACTGGGCGGTCGCGGTCACGAGGAGGTGGGCGATCGAGGCGGTGGCGATACCGACCGGGGCCGGTGCGGCGCCGATGGTCCAGGTGCTGCGGCCGGTCAGCGCAGCGGACAGCCAGAGCGCCGCGGCGACGTTGGCGGTCGCGTCGCCGCTGGCGACGAACTCGGCGGCGAGCGCGAGCGAGAGGAACGGCGTCGCACTGGCGGTCGTGTGACCGTCGAGGGTCGCGGCGAGGTTGCGGCTCGCGGTGCAGGCGGCCGCGACCGACGTCGAGCCAACGGCGGTGCCGGCCAGGGCAGCGGAGATGCTGGCGGCGGCCGTCGCGGTCGCGCTGGCCGTGAGGTGCGCGGGCTCGAGGTAGACGATGTCGGGGACGGCGGCCGACGCGAGTGACTGGGCGACGAACTCGGCGGCCAGCCAGGCGATGGCACCGATCGCGGCGTCAGTCGCCGCCTGCCCGTCGAGGGCGGCGGTCTCGTTGACCGCGGCGGAGAGGTGAGCGGCCAGGTCGCCGGTGCTGGCGGCGTGGGCGTTGAGGCCAGCGGTGGCGCTTGGCGACCCTGTTGCGGTGGACGTGCTCGACGGGCTGGCGGTGAGCACGGCGTGCGCTTCGAGGTGGCCAGCCGCGGCGCTCTGCCCGGACGCCGCTGTCGGTTCGATCGCCACGGTCGGCGTGACCCAGGCGTCGACCTGTGCCGCCCCGGCCAGCGTGGCTGACAGCGCGGCGTGTGCGCCCAGCACGGCGGTCGCGGTCCCGTCCCCGGCGAGGATGGCCGGGGAGAGCGTCGCCACGGCGGTCGCGAGCCCGGTCGCGGTCGACTCGCCGGCGAGGGCCGCGGCGAGCCCGGCGCGTGCCGACAGCGCGCCGACGATGGGGCTCTCGCCGGTGGCCGTCGCGGCGAGCCCGGCGCGCGCCGACAGCGTCGCGGTCGCGGTCGTGTCGCCGGTGGCGGCGGCGGTGAGGTAGGCGTACTGGGGGTCGGGTGCGGCGATCCCGACTTGGTAGAGGCGGACCTGCCGGGTTCCGGATCCGGCGTTGTAGGTCTGCGTCATCCGGAACCGCAGCTCGAGCGCGCCGGCGGTGCCGTAGCCGCCGGCGGCGCGCAGCGTGTCGACCTGGCCGGAGGTCAGCGTGAGCGACGCGGCGAACGGGCCGACGTTGGTGCCGCCCTGCGGGTAGTTGGCCGCGAGGCTGCCCTGTGGTACGACCTCGGTTCCGTTGGCCCACAGCCCAAGGTCGATGTAGACCTGTGAGCCGGCCGAGCTGTTCTTGCCGGTCGACCACGAGATCGCGTGCCCGGTGTTCACACCGGGGTCCTCGAGCTTGCCGAGCAGCAGCGCGAAGGTCTGCGTGATCGTGGCCGTGCCGAACCCGGAGACGATGAAGTCGGCGGTGTCGGCCGACGTCTCGTCGACGTTGACGTAGCGCTGTCCGGCGGTGTTGGTCGGGGACCCCGCCGGGCCGGTGGCGAAGGTGCCGTCTGCGGTCGGCGCGACCTGCTGCGTCATCGCGTCTCTACGAGAGCCCGAACGACAGGTCGCCGATCGCGAACCGCGGCTGGACCGGGGCGGTGATCGCGATCGGCGTCAGGTCGACGCGCCACCGCATCGCCCCGCCGGTCAAGGCGGTCATCGCGGCGGCGGCGACGATGGTGCCCCAGTTGCCGGTCGGGATGGGGTAGACGACCTCCGCGGTGTTCTTCTTTGTGGACGCGCCTGCGACGGTGGCGGCGGCGCCGAGGGTCAGGGCCTGGCGGGCGTAGGCGTTGCCGGACACCTCGGTCCCGCCTGCACCGTCGTCCGCCGGCGCGACGGTGAACAGCGCGAGGTAGACGGTCCCGCCGAGCGAGTCGTCGAGGATGCGACGCTCTTCAGCGTCGGTGATGTTGTCGGCCATCAGGGGGGCTCTTCTCGGATCGGTGGGTGGAGGGGGCCGGCTAGGGCGTGGTGGTCCAGCCGGCGGGGAAGGTCAGTGGGCCTACGCGCCCGTCGGGGTGGGTGGCCTCGAGCGTGACGCCGGTGCCGTGGCCGCGAACGCTGATCTGGACCTGGTCCTGATCGGTCCAGGTGAGGGCGGGGGTGGCGACGCCAGCGTCGGCGGCGAGGGCGAGGCGGCGGCCGGTCTCGTCGAGGGTGGCGAGCAGCCAGGCCCGGGTTAGGACGGGGCTGGTGGGCATGGTTCGGGCCTTTAGACGTAGACGGGTTCGATGGTCCAGGCGACGTCCCAGACGTGGCAGTTGACGCTCGCCGGGTTGTAGATCTGGAGGCTGCGGATGCCGGCCGACAGGCCGACATCGAACGGTCGTCCGGAGCGCCACTGGCCGCGGCTGTCGGATGCGGCGTCGTAGAGCCAGTCGCTGGACGGGGAGATGAGGCGCACGCGACCGTCGGCGTTGGCCTGGTCGGTGTTGACGTGGCCCTGCACGCGGTAGACGCCGCTGACGACGACGTTGATCGGGCAGGTCGTGACGGTCGCGCCGGCGGCGACGTTGATGCCCGAGGCGGCCGCCATCACGGCGCCGCCGGAGTCGTAGACCCAGTTGGTGCCGTTGTAGATGAACCGCCAGACCCGCGGGCTGGTGCCGGAGTTGATCCGCCAGACCATGCCGGGGTAGGGGTTGGTCGGCGGCGTGGAGCTGGTGCTGATCTCGGTGGTCGGGCCTCCGGCGCTGAACGGGGCCGTGACCGCGGCTGCGGCTGCGGCGGTGCTGTCGGGCGTCCAGGGGCCGGGGCGGCCGGCGATGTCGAGGATCACCTCGGCGGTGGCGCCGCTGGCGGCGTAGCCGCGCAGGCGCAGCGAGAGGGCCCCGGCCTGTTCGCGGGCCTCGAGGATCGGCGTGTCGGCGGCCGGACCGGCGACGGAGGTCGGTCGCACGAGCCGCCATCCGGTGTCGGCGGTCGGCACGACGGCAAGGGTGTAGCGGTGCATGCGCTGGCCGCCGGACCACTCGACGCTGACCGCGACGTCGACGACGGCGCCACTATGGGTGAGGGTGCCGACCATCACCGCGTTGGCGGTCGTCGAGGGCATCGTCCGCAGCTCGCGGTGCAGCTGCCGGCGTCCGTCGACGGTATGCAGCTTGAGGTGGGCCGTCTGGATGCGGTGGACCGTCGGGCGTGGCAGGTCGCCCGTGAGGTCGCTGTTGCTCGTGTCGAGCTCTTGCGGCGAGCAGTCGACCCACGACGCCCCGTCGTAGTAGGTCAGCAGCGGGCCGCCGTCGGCCGCGCCGTCGGTGGCGAGGTAGAGCAGGCCGACGAACGGGGTCAGCGACGCGCGGGCGGCGATGGTGCCCTGGGCGTAGCCGGGCATGATCAGCCGCAGCCGCTGGCGGATGACGTTGAGGTCGGAGGGGACGTTGGCGGGGTCGCCGCCGGTCGGGACGACGAGGCCGAGGCGATCATCGGGGGTGGTGGGCATCAGCGGCTCCTAGGCGGCGTCGAGCAGGTCGTCGTAGTCGGCGACGCTGGCGAGCAGGTCGTCGTAGGTGGGGTAGGTCGCCTGGACCTGGTCGTAGTCGGCCTCGTCGGTGATCTCGACGTGACCGATCAACCACGCCGGCACCTGCGCGAGCACGTCGCGCTCCAGCGCATCCTCGTGGCCGGGCAGCACGTCGGCGGCGACAACACGGACCTGGAGATGACCCGGAGCGTCGGTGCCGGCGCCAAGGGCGGGGTCGTAGCGGAGGCGGACCTGGACCCGGGCGAGGCCCTGCATGTGCGCGCGAGCGGTCGTGACGAGCGTGGAGGGGAGTCCTGCGGCCCACCCGGACGGGGTCCGGACCTCGGTCCGGCGCTGGGCGTCGCTCATCGTGGGCGAGAGCCGGCCGCCGACGAGCTCGGCGAGCAGCGCCAGCCACTCGGGCGGCGCGTTGTCGGGGTGCAGCCACTGCGCCGCGCCGGGGTCCTCGGCGATCGACCACAGCGGCACCTCGCCGACGAGCGCCGAGGACAGCAGCCGCGTCAGCAGGTCGGCGGTGGTGGGGTCGCGGGTCAGCGGCTCCAGCTCGGCGAGCGCGCGGAGCGCCGGGGCGGGGACGCTCACGGTCCCGGGGCGGTCGTGGTGAACGCGATCGTGCCCGGCGTGGGCAGCTGTCGCACGGTGAGGGTCACGCGGTCGCTGGACCCGTCGCCGATCTGCGCGTCCTCGACCCAGTCCAGCGAGGGCACGTCGTCGGCGCGCGCGATCAGCTCGTTGACGTGGATCGTGCGGTCGGGCGCGGGGTTCGGTTCGTCGGTGACCTCGCGCGGCCGGGCGTAAGTGCCGGGGCTGAGGAAGTTCTGGAGGTGCTGCTCGACGGCGGTGTCGACGTCGGCGGTGGCGTAGCCGGCACGCGCGACGCCGGTGCCGGTGACGTCGACCGGGACGTAGTCGGGCGAGACGACGTGGACGATGACGTTGTCCAGCGCCTGGGCCTGAAGGTCGGTCTGGAGGTCGGCGAGGATCGGCCCGGGCAATGCCTCGGCCTCCAGGCCAGCCACGACGATCGTGACGTGGAACGGCACGCCGGCGGTGTCGGTCGCGGCGTTGTAGGCGCGGATCGCCCACGCGAACCCGACCGCGGGATGGGACCGTGCGGCCGCGGCCCACTGGTGCGGCAGCACCGGCGAGCGGGCGCCGGCGGCCTGGTGCTCGCGGAACCGCTCGAGGTATTCGTCGTCGTCCCACGGGTCGGTGCCGCCGTCCAGCGGCGCGGTCAGCACGACGCCGTCGACGGTCGCCAGCCAGTCCTTGGCGTCGATCGACAGCTCGCCGTCGGCGCCGTTGGCGGCGGCGCCGAACTCGACCGCCTGGACGGCGACGGTGGCGGTGCTGGAGCCAGCGGGGATGACGGCGTCCTCGACGGTGTACAGCTCGACGTCGCCGAGCATCACCGGCTCGCCGGCCGGCAGGACGTGGCCGAGGGTGTCGACCGCGGTCACGGCCATCGGTGCCTGGGCCGGGGTGCCGGGTGAGCGCGGGAACCCGAAGAGCGCGCCGGCGAGGTCGAGGATGACCTGGCGGAGGCGCTGCTGGAGCGCGTCGCGGCCTTCGGCGGTGACGGTCGCGACGGCGGCCAGGATCGCGGTGTCGAGCGCGGTCGCGATCGGCTGCCAGCCGGGGATCTCCTCGGCCATCCGGTCGCGCAGTTCGTCGGCGATGTCGCCGGCGTCGGTCGAGACGGGAATCCCGAACGCGGTCGTGAGCTGGTCGGGGTCGTCGGTGAGGGGGGTGCTCATCAGCTCGTGAGGATTCGCGGGTGGATGCTGCGCCCGTTGTCGCTGTCGCGGACGTCGACGACGATCGCGGCGCGCGGCTCGAGGTCGGTGAGCGCGGCCTGGATCAGGTCGGCGGCGAGGTCGGGGTCGGTCGAGCCGAGGGGGTCGGGGACGCCGAGGTCGGGGTCCCAGTCGAGCTGGCCGGGCCGCAGCTCGCAGGCCATCGCGAGGCCGCGGCGGATCTCCTCGTCGGAGTCCTGGGCCACGGTCGCGAAGGCGACCGATCCGTCGGGGCGGGTGGAGAGCGCGGGCGGCCAGCGCAGGTGCGTGGGGTCAGGGGGCATCACGTGGTGGTGGTCCAGGCGACGACCCAGAGGCCGCCGCGGTCGTCCTCGATCGCGAGGCACGGGTCGCCACGGCCGGGGTGGGCGAGCGATCCCCCGCCCCCCGGGTGCGGGGTGTACGGGGCGGGGTTGCGGTCATCGCCGCCGTCGATCTGCGCCAGCAGCACCGTGCACGTGTTGGTCGCGGTGTCGACGGTCGCGATCTCGGCGCGGTAGAGCCGGCCTGGCGGGATGCGGTCGTGGAGGTCGTCGTCGGCGGAACTCATCGGACCCGCCGGGCGCCGAAGTGGACGTGGTCGTAGTGGTCGTCGGCGCGGTAGATGAGCTGGAAGCGGTAGCCCCACCGGGTCACGCTGACCAGGCCGGCCCCGGTCCACGGGATGCCGAACACGCGCGCGATCGTGCGGGCGAGGCGGTCCATCTGCGGGGTCGGCGAGCCGCCGTTGGACATGTCCGCCGCCCACGCGACGTTCGGCGGTCCCTGGTGGTCGGAGCGGGTGCCGTTGACGGTCGGGCCGTGCCGGGCGTTCGCCGCGGCCACGGACGCGGCGGTGACGCTGATCCCACACGCTCGCGCGATCGGCAGCACGATCTCCTCGATGACGCCCCGCGGCGACCCGCGCAGCGACGTCAGCGGATCGGTGACGTTGCGGCGGCCCGGTGCGCTGGAGGTCGCCTTGGCCTTGGTCGTGGTGCCCTTCGCCGCGCTGGACGTGGCCGGCGCCGCCTCGACCTTGGTGGTCGGCTGCTGCAGCTGGACGCGGGCGGTCGCCGCGCCGGTGTCGTCGGCCAGGGCGGCGACCTCCCACGGCCCGTCGATCAGGCCCGCGCCGATGAACTCGACAACCGCGCCAGGCGGCGCCAGCCAGGGCGCCTTCAGCACCTCGAGGTCGACCGTGGTGGCGCGCTTGATGCCGTCGAGTCGGATCGACGGCCGGGCGCTCAGCAGCGGGTCGTCGAGGCCGCGCAGGGTGTGATGGGGCTGGGCCTGGATCAGCTGCTGGTCGGAGGCGATGACCAGCCGCGGCTCCGGCGCCCATGGCAGCGCGACGAACCGCCGCCGGCCGAGACGCCGCGCCTCGCGGTCCAGCGCCGTCCACGACGACTCGGCCCCGTCGCTGGTGCCGCGCCGCCACGCCGAGGGCAGCTGCGCCGTCTGCGTCCCGCCCGCGCCCGCTGTGCCTGATCCGCGCCACGCGGCGATGATCCGGTCGGCCTCCTGGCCGTACTGGTCGTAGCGGCTGGGGTAGGCGGAGCCCTGGACGGCCTGGGCGATCCGGCCGGCGCTCCAGCCCGGGTTCTTGCGCGCGAGCGCGATGGCGCCGCCCTTGCCCGTGAAGCCCTTCGTCAGGAACATCTCGACGGAGCGGTCGATCGAGCGGGCGTTGGCCTCGCCCCAGATACCGGTCCGCAGCTGGAGGATGCCCTTGGAGTCGCGGTCGCCGCCGGACATGTTGCGAAACAGCGACTCGACGATGCACGCGGCGACGAGCGCCTTGGTCGCCTTGGCCGGGGCGTTCTTCTCGCGGGCGATCTGGAGCACCTGGGCGGCGTTGCGCAGCTGCTCGGTCGACGCGCGGGCGCCCTTGATCGTCAGACGCGCAGCGGCCCCACCACCGAACCCGGGCGGGGTCGTCTTGGTGCCCTTGCTGCTGGTGGCCGTGGTCTCCTGCGGGATCGCCTGCCCGGGATCGGGGCAGACGACCCGCAGGTCGACGTCGGCGGAGACCTCGCGGGCGAGGTAGCGCACGAACGCGCCGAACGACGTCGTCGACGTCGCGCGGCGCATCGTCTTGGTCTGGCCGCGCAGCGCCGCAGAGGCGATGCACCAGAGCTCCAGCGTGGTCGTGTCGCCGTCGACCGCGACGCTGCCGATGTCGCGGGAACGGTCCATCCGCCAGCGGCCGCCAGCGGCAAGGTTGAGATCGATCTGGCCGGCCAGCAGGTCGGAGCGGAAGATCTCCGCGTCCGGGTCGTGGAGGGCGAGGCGCAGGACGTTGGCCTTGTCGATCGCGAGGTCCCGTCCGATCGAGACGATCGCCTCGACCAGCGCGATGTCGACCTTGGCCCCGTTGAGCGTGGCGCGCGCGAGGACGTCGGCGTCCAGGCCCGCGAGCGCCGGCAGCAGCCGCCGCGTGCGCTTAACGGCCGGCGCGGGCTTGCGCTTGGCCTTCGCCTTCACGGTCCGGCTAGCCACCGCGCACCAAGCTCCCCACACCGGTCGGGCCGAACTCGATCCCCAGCCGCGGGACCACGATCTGCTTGCCGACCGCGACCTTCGTCCACGCCTTCACCGAAGGGTTGGCCTTGCGGATCTCGGCCCGCGCCCACGCGTCGCAGGTGCCGAGGTGACGGCGCGTGAACTTCGCGAGCGTGTCGCCCTTCGTCCACGGCTTGCTGTGCTTCTTCTTCGCCGTCTCGCTGCGGCTGAGCTGCGTCCGCAGGTCCGACGGGCGGTAGGGCTTGAGGGTCACCGTCGCGGTCGCGCGAGCGCAGCGCCCCGCGATCCGCTCCTTGCCTTCCTGGATCTGGAGGTTGTCGACCACCCAGCGCTGTGCTGTCGGGACCGGGATCGCAGGCATGACGCCGATGACGCGCAGCCACGGCGGCCGAGACGGCGCGCCGGGGACCTCGATCGGCATGCCGAGGTAGCGCAGCGTCCGCAGCTCCTCGTCGATGGAGCGCTGCTCGAGCCAGCCGTCGATCAGTAGCGGCAGTTCGACCTGGAGCGGCTGCGGGCCGACCCAGTTCGTCAGCGGCGGCAGCCGGGGGCGGCGGACGTCCTCCCACGCGCCGGACGCCGCCGTCTCGGCGGTGACCTGCGGCGCGGCGCTGTAGCGCACGATCAGGGTGATCGCCGCCTCCGGTGCCCAGAGCGTGACGCGGCCCCGGATCGCGGCCGGCGCGACCGGATCGGCCGGCGTGGTGGCCGCCTTCGCCGCGCTCGGTGGACCAAGCGGCCGCAGCGAGAGGGCAGGCTTCTTGGTGGCCATCAGCCGCCCTTCCGCGCGCGGTCGTTCAGCCGGACGCGGTCCAGGCCACGACCGACCTCGCGACCGTCGAGGTCGACCCGGATCTCCGCGAACAGCGTCGGCAGCTCAGCCAGCGACCCGTCCAGCGACGTGCCGAAGTCGGGGGCGCTCACGGTGTTCAGCGGCCGGGTGCGCGCGAGCGCCATCGAGCTGTTGTGGTCCAGCACGCCGGCGCCGGCCGGGAGGTTCACCAGCTCCTTGCCGTGCTCGCCCGTCCAAACCAGACCGGCGCGCTCGAGGAAGCCGCCGCCGGCTGCGCCCGGCGCCCGCTTGACACCCTTGCCGATCTTGCCGACGGTGCCGAGGACGCTGCCGAGGAGGCCGTCCCCGCCGCCGCTGCCGCCGACGTGGCCGATCTTGCCGATCGTGAGGTCGACGCCGACGGCCTTCGCGATGCCGCTGATGCTGTTGTAGGCACCGATCAGGTCGTTGAGCCTGTCGATCACCCAGTTGACCGCAGCGACGACGCCGGACTTGACCCCGCTCGCGATGGCCTCGCCGACGCCCTTCGCGGCGCCGCCGATCTTGCCGGGGAGCCCGGTGATGAACGACACGATCTGGTCGAAGTGGCGGACGATGAAGATCGTCGCGGCCCCGATCGGCCCCGTGAGGATCGACAGGACGAGCGGCCAGTGGTCCTTGACCCAGTTGAACCCCGTCTTGAGGCTGCTCCAGACGGTGTCGACGGCGTTGCGGAACCACGCAAAACGGCGGTAGGCGTAGACGACACCGACGGCGAGGGCGGCGATGGCGGACACCACGAGCAGGATCGGGTTGGCGCGCATCACCAGGTTGAGCGCCACGGTCGCGACCTTCCAGGCGGTGAACGCTGCGACCACGCCGAGGATCACGGGGCGCAGCAGCCCCACGCGCTGCAGCTCGGTAGCGACGGTGCCGATCACCGTGGCAGCGGTTCCGAACGTCGCGCCGATCGCCTGGCCGAGCGTTCGCAGCGTGCCGCTGTCAACGATCGCCTGGAGGGCCGGGGCGATCTGCTCGATCGCGGTCTGAACGCCCGGGAGCGCGCCGTGGCCGAGCTGGACGAAGCCGGCCAGGATGGCGCCGATGATGGTGCCGAGCGGGCCTGCGACGTGGTCCAGGGTGGTGGCGAGGTCGGCGGCGGCCGGCAGCAGTTCGGGGCCGAGGGTGTCCGCGATCGCGGTGACGAAGCGGCTGATGCCGTCGAACGCCGTGTGGATCGTGCTGAGCGCCCCGTCGACGCGGGCATCGGTCAGGCTGTCGACCCACTTGCCCGTGACGTCGTCGAGCCACTGGACGCCGTCGATCAGCAGCGGCATCCCGACGTTCGCCAAGCGCAAGAACAGGTCCATGGCGGTCGCGGCGAGGTCGCCGAGCGGGCCGATCGCCTGCGGGATCTGGCGTAGCAGCGCCCCGATCTCCGGGCCGGCGGCGACGAAGCGGTCGGCGAACGTGGCGAACGCGTCGCCGCCCGCGGCGCCGATCGCGGTGAACTCGTTCGTGAACTCGCTGATCAGCGGGTTAGCGGTCCGCAGTCCGCGGGCGATGCCGAGGAACAGCTGGTCGGCGCCCTTCGCTGTTGCGGCGCCGAACGTGTCCTTGAGCGTGCCCGCGGTCGCCTTCAGGTCCGCCGCGGCGCTGCCGGCCGCGTCGGAGGTTTCCTTGAACCGCAGCACCGCACCGGCGGCCATCAGGCCGATCCCGGCGCCGAGGCCGACGATCGCGCCGAGCATCACGACGCTCGCGAGCGTCGCCGCGCCCAGCGTGGAGACGACGAGCGGCATCGCCATCACGCCGAGCGCGAGCGTCGTGATCAGCAGCGCGCGCATCGCGCCGTTCTGCTGGCGGATGGTGGCGGTGGCCACGACCTCCGACGCCGCGAACTCGCGCATCTGCCGGGTCAGCCGCTTGAACGCGGCGTAGGCGCCGAGGGCGGAGCGGGTCGACTCGTCGACCTCGTCGTCGAGGTCCTCGACGGACTCCTTGACGGCGTCGACCTCCGCGGCCGCCTTGAGGCCACCACGGATGGAGATCACGATGGATGCGCGCTTGACGGCCACGAGAGCGAGGAGGGAGAGGGGGTGGTGTGGGGCGGCTACCTGCCGCCCTTCTTGCCGGCCTTGGTGGCCTTGGCGAGGTTGTTGACGACCGCGGCGGCGGTCGCCTGGGCCTGGACGTCGATCTCCTGCTGCCGGAGATCGGTTGCGCGGTTCAGCGCGCGGATGCGGATCTCCACCGCGATCCGGTCGGGATCGTTGAGGTGGAGGTCGGGGTTGACGCCACGCAGCAGCAGGTGGGCCGCCTGGTCGACGGCCACCGTGGCTAGTTCCCCTCCAGCGTCTCCGTGATCGCGCGGCTGGACGCGGTCGACATCCACATGTCGAGCAGCCGGCCGGTGGTGCGGACCGCGGCGTAGGTGCCGGACCAGAGGTGCATGCGCTTGACGACCTCGATCGAGGACGGCTTGCCGCCGCTCTCGCCGGTGAACCCGGGCAGGATCAGGGCCGCGAGTTCGGCGTTGAACCGCAGCGGCCCGTCGGGGGCGATGTTGCGGTCCAGCTCGTCGTCGGCGACGGCGAGCGCTTCGTGCAGCGGCTGGTAGTTGCCGTTCGCGTCGAGGACGCCGACGTCGATGCAGGCGGTCGCGATCAGCAGCGCGTGGACCTCGGTCTCGCGCTCGAGGTCGCGCAGCTGCTCGCCGGTGATCTTCTCGCGGAGCTTGATCTGCTGCTTGGCGGTCTGCTCCAGGCTCTGGCGCTCGTGGTCGCGCAGGACGCGGTAGCGGGCGTGGAGGTCCTGCTTGCCGATCCGCAGGACCTTCTCGTCGGCGTCGGCGACCTGCTCTGCCGTCTGGACCAGGCTGCCGAGCAGCGACCCGGCCGCCGGCCGGTCCGCGTCCGCGTCCGCGGACGGCTCGGTGGTGGCGGCCGGCGGGAGGTCGATCGTCTCGCCGTCGAGGACGACCTTGACGTGCTCGCTCATCGGGCCGCCACCTGGACCCCCACCTTGAAGCGGGCGGTCTCGCTGCTGCCGCGCCCGCCGGCGGGCTTGGTGACCGCGCCGAGGATGCCCGTCAGGACGTCGAGCGGGGTGCTGGAGACGGGCTGGCGGGCACCGTCGACCTCGTGGACGTTGATCACCACCTTGGCGATGCCGCGCTGCGGCACCAGCTCGTGGTACGCCGGGGTGTCGCGCGCCGAGAACCACGGGCGGTTCATCTCGACGTCGCCGCCGGTCGGGATGCCGCCGGTCGGGACGTTGCCGTACTCGGGGTCATCGACCGAGGACGCGTCGACGCCCCACTCCAGCTCGTCGCAGTCGAAGAACCCGAAGCTCTTCCCCTCTACGACGAGTTCGTGCGCGACGTTGTTCTCGCTCAGGTTGCCGTTGGCCATGGTGCTCGTCTCCTCAGACGGTCTCGGTCGGGCGGATCGAGCCGACGAGGACGTCGATCCAGTGCGTGCTGCCGGTCGGCCGGAAGCGGATGCGGCCGTGCAGCTCGCGGGCGGCCATCGTGGTGGTGGTGTTCAGCTCGTCGACGATCACGCGGTAGCCGACGTCGCCGATGTCGTTGAACGCCCCGGCCGCGCGGAACTCCTCGCAGAGCCCGATCAGCGAGCCGTGGAGCGAGCCGAGCGTCTGCCGGGTGACCGGCTTGCCGATGAACGTCCGGGCGCGCGTCTCGGCCTGCCACGCCAGCCGCATCCGGGTGTCGGCGACGTGCAGGTCCTCGTAGACCGGGTCGGGGTCCAGCGTCCGGTAGCCCTCGGCGGCGATCGTGACGCCGTCGTCGAGCGCGACGTTGACCTGGCCGGCGTAGAGCCGCTGCGCCTCGCCGGGCGGGTTGTAGCCCGTCGACCACTCGCGGAACAGCCGACTCTCGATCGCGCTGGTGCCCAGCTCGTGGCCGAACGGCGCGGCGCCGATCCCGTTGACCTGCTCGACCCGCGACGCGATCCCGGACTGCACCGCCGAGCGCGGCAGCAGCCGCTCGGGCTCGCCCGCGACGGGGGTGACGTAGGACCAGGACGCCCAGAGCCCGGCGCGCTTGATGGTCGCGGGGTGGTCGGCCTGCACCGCGAGGGCGTGCGCGAGGGCGTCGCCCTCGGTCACCGTCGGGGTGAGGTCGAGGTGCGGGTTGCGGTTATTGATCTCGCCGTGCTCGAGCAGCAGCCCGTGGACGTCGGGGTCGCTGACGCCCGGCGCGAGGATGTGGCCCGGCCCCCAGCGGCGGTCGAGCTTCGCGAGCGCGACGCCGTAGTCGGCCGGTCCGATGTTGGCGCGGTCGTCGGTGCCGCCGGCGAGGTTCGCCGCGGCGGTCACGGCCGGCAGGCCGGGCGCGACGGTCTCGACCGTCACGACGTCGTTGGCGTCGCTCCAGGCGATCAGGCCGGCCTGGTCCGGCGACGCCGGCGAGGTCGCGACCGGCAGGTCGTTCTCGCGGATCACGATCCGACGGCTGCCGGCGACGTCGACGATCGCGGCGTCGAGACCGCCAGTGGCGCCGTTGGCCCACTCGCCGGCGCTCTTGGCGGTGATCTTGATCTTGGCGTCGAGCGTGACGGTCGCGGCGGTCGCGGCGGGCCCGACGACGCGGGCGATCGAGACGGTGCGCACGCCGAGCGCGAGCAGCACGGCGACGGCGTCCGGGGCGCTGCTGTAGTTGACGTGGCCGCCGAACATCTTGCGGGCGGCCGACAGGTCGCTGACCTGGCCGACGTCGCCGCGGTCGAACGTGCCGACGATGAAGCGGTTGGAGGTGTGGGGCGGGGAGAAGCGGGCCGGGGCGCTGTCCTCGAACGCGACAGCGGCCCCGGGCGGTGCCGGAACAAGGGGCATGGTCAGTCCTTCTTGGTGGTGCGGGCGGGCCGCTTGCGGGGCGGCGGGGTCGCGGCGGGCTCCTGGCCCTCCTGCTCGGCGGCTGGGCGCTCCAGGCGCTCGGCGGGGTCCTCGTCGGCGGGTGCCGGCGGATCAGGCGCCGGGTCGGGCGTCGGGTCGGGGTAGGCGACGAGGTCGCCGCGGGCGACGAACGGGGCGGCGATCTCGGGGTGCAGGCCGGTCACGGTCTCGCCGGGCGCGCAGGGGCGCCCGGCGGGCGTGATCGGGACACCCGACGCCACGAAGTACGTGGTGTGCATGGGGGACCTCAGTCGGGGTCGGAGGGGTGCGCCGACTGTTCGACGCTCGTGTGATCGGTCTCGAACAGCTCGACCGGTGGCCACGGCGGCCGTGGGTCCTCGCGCGGGTCGGCGTCCAGTGGCGGGCCGGCGCCGACCTGGCCGAGGAAGACGTCGGGTGCCTCGTAGGCGATCGTCGCGCCGGCGCGGGTGCGGCCGCGGTCCTCGGGGTCGATCGTCGTCAGGTCCGTGTCGATCTCCCGCAGGCCCGTGGTCAGGCCGCCGAGGCCGCCGCGGTGCAGCAGGATCGACCGTGCCGCGGCGACGTAGAGGTGCAGGTTGCGGGCCGTCAGCTCCTCGTTGCTGCCGCCGGCGCAGACCAGCACGCCGAGCTGCAGCGTGCCCGTCTGGTTGCCGCTGTCGGGGTCGATCTCGTAGTCCACGACACCGCTGGGCCACACGACGCTGACGGGCAGCTTCTCGCCGCGACGCCAGATCCCGGCGTGACGGACGATCGCCGCGCTCGGCGTCGGGACCGCGCCCAGCTCGAGGCCGCGCTGGCGCTCCAGCGCTCGCAGATACTCCGGCATCCAGGCGTCCAGCTCGGCCGCGACGGCCATCGGCACGTCGAGCAGCGACGGCAACGGTCCGTAGCGATCGGGGGTCACGTGTCGCTCCCGAAGTTCTCGATGAGGTAGTCGACGACATCGCCGGCGGCGTCCTGGTGCGCGATCTCGTCGAAGACGACGACCTCGCGCTTCGGGCGGCTGCCGGCGCCCTCCTCGTTCATGACGCCATGGAACAGCGGCCCGTTCGCGCGCAGCCCGACGGTCAGGTCCAGCCCGCCGGGGCGGGTCCGCGTCTCGCTGGTGCCGTCCTTCTTCTTGACCACGTGCGACGAGGACACCGCGCCGGTGCGATCCATCGTGCCCAGCGCGTGCTCGGTCGTCAGCGACCGCTCCAGCAGACCGGTGAAGTGCATCACGCCACCCTCCACGTGGTGCAGCTGCTCGTCGGCGCTGTGGCGCACCCGGTAGCGGTAGCGCGCGAGCGTCGAGGCCGCGCGGGCCGGCCACGGCCGAACCTCGAACAGCCGCCGCTCGGCCTCGACCCAGCGCCGGCGCAGCCGCCAGCCCATCGGGGCGAGGTCGCTCGCGCGCTGCGACAGCACCTCGACGGCATGGGCGAGCTCGGCCAGGCCGTCCTCGTCGATGTCCAGCTCGACGCTCACTTGGAGCGCTTGGCCTTCGGCTTCGTGCCGACGCGGGTCTTCGCCTTGCCCTTGTTCGCCGCGGCAGCGGCGCGGATCTTGCGCCCGGCGCCGACGGCGCGCCGCTTGTTCGCGCCGCGGACGACGACCTCGGTGCCGTCGGCGTAGACGTGAGCGACCTGGCCCTTGGCGTTGGTCGTCGTCGTGAACTTGCGGCCGGCGCGCGGGTTGCCGCGCTGGCGGTTGGTGCCGGACCCGCTGTAGACGCGGGTGTGGTCCTCACCGCGGACGCCCGTCTTGCGCCGAACCTCGGTGCCCGACTTGACGTAGATCTCGACGACCTGGCCCTTGCGGGGGCCGCGGGTGATCTGCTTGGTGGTGGTCTGGGCCTTCTGGCGGGGCATGGTCACGCTCCGGAGGTGCGGCGGTTGGCGGAGACGATTCGGATGCTGCGGATCCGCTCGCCGCCGATCTGGTTGTCGCGGGCGGTCGTCTTCAGCGAGTCGAGTTCCTCGCGGGCGATCCGGCCGAGCTGGTCGGCGATGTCGTTGTCGGGGCGGCTGCCGTCGGCGTAGTAGCTCGTCTCGATCAGGAGTGCCGCGCGCGAGGCGACGGCGTCCTTGGCGTCCTCCAGGAGGTCGCCGTCCCACGTCGTGCCGGGCTTGCCCAGTTCGCGGGCGACGTATCGCGCGGCCGTGTCGATGCACGTGCGCGCTTCGGCGTCGGTCGGTCGGGTGTCGCCTGTGAACGTGCCCAGCTCGCGTCCGAGGGAGTCGAGCGTGCGGTTACGGATGCGGCCGCCGACAGCGTTCAGCTCCGGTGTGATCGCGGCAGGGGTGATGGCCATGGGGAAGCGGGGGCCGAGGCGCTGCGGGGGCAGCGCCTCGGCCGGTGTTGGCGGTGAGCCCCGGTCAGGGGCCGGCGCCGTTGGTCAGGCGGCGGCGTCGCGGCGGATCGTGAGGATCGCGTCGCGGACGGCGTCGATGTTCGGGAGCTTCTCGGGCTCCTCCACGCCTTCTTCGGCGGCGATCTGGTCCAGCTCGCTGCGCTTGAGGCCGTCGGTGTCGGCGAGCAGCTCGTCGTCGGACGGGCCGGCCACGGGCGGCGTGGTCCGCGCGAGAGCGATCAGCTCCAGGATCTCGCGGATCTTGTCCTCGAACGCATCGACGTCGTCGGGGGCCGCGGCCGCCAGGAGCCGGTGCAGCTCGTCGAGGTCGGGGTCGAAGGACTCGAGGTCGATGACGCCGTGGCCGGGGCCCGGGTCGCGGTGTCGGGCGCCCTGCACCAGCGTCCACTCGGGATCGCGGTGCAGGACGTCGTCGAGCGTGGACCCGGCCTCGGTCGCCTGGGTGTGTCCCAGGTCGTGCTCGTAGGTGAGGGTGTCGGACATGTCGGTGCTCTCCTTACGCCGGGTTGGCGACGTCGGCGATGCCGTAGGACTCGGGCTCGATGACCTTCGCGCCGAACACGTTCAGGCCCTTGACCGCGTCACCGAACTCGCCCTGGAGATCCTCGGCGGCGGTCTTGACGACCTGATCGGCCCACGTCAGCGCGTAGTTGCCGTCGCCGTAGACGACCTTGTGGTTGGGGACCGGCGCGCCGCCGGAGCCCGGGGAGGCGGGCAGCGCCTCGGTCGTCAAGATGTCGAACCCGGCGACCGACCCGATCTGGCCGGAGCGGGTGACCTCGCGGTTGGCCGTCTCGATGTACTGCGGGTCGAGCAGGAACTGAGCCTCGAGGTCCGCGTTGATGACCATCCAGCGGTCGTCGCCGGGCGTGGACTGCTTCTGGAGGCGCTTGCGCGCCTCGACAGCGAACTGGTACGGGGTGAAGTCGCCGGTCCCATCGGCCTTGATCGTCACCGGCGTGGCGTCGGTGCCGATGCGGTTGGCCGGGATCGCGGCGGCGACGAACTTCGCCGCGGCGAAGCTGTCGAGCGTCACGGCCAGGTTGCGGGCGGTGCGCTGCGCAAAGCCGTCCATCAGCCGGATGTTGGCCTGGGCCTCGTCGACGTTGTCGACGGCGATGTAGAACGCCTTCTGCTGGTCGACGACCAGCGTCAGCGTCTCGCCGTCGGGGCGGTCGGGCGGGGCCATCGGCGTGTTCCGCGTGTAGGTGCGGATCGTGCCGCCGGCGCCGGGGCGGTTGATGTGGACGGTGTCGCCCGCGTCGCGGATCTCGCCCTCCCAGTCGCGGTTCATGACCGTCGGCTGAGCGAGGACGAGGCGGGGATCGAGGAAGCGGCGGAGTCGGGCGGACCAGAACTCCGGCACGAAGACGTCAACGGACATGGCCGTCGGTCCTTTCTGCTTGGTGGTCGGGGTGCGGGAGCCGGGCCGCCCGCTCCTGGCGGGATCGGCTGGCTGTGGTGGCCGGGCTACTTGCCGGCCAACGCGGAGGCGGGGATCTCCCCGGCCTCGTACTTGCGGTTGAACTCCGCGGGGTTGGTCTCGGCGAGGCGTCGGGCCTCGTCGTGGGTCATCGCTCCGGAGCCGCCGGCGGGCCCCTGCGGGCCACCGGGCACGGCCGGTGCTGGCGTCGGCGGCGCGGGGGCCGCCGGGGGCTGGCCGATGCCGAGGGCGGCGAGCTTCTGCGCGTCGGCGATCAGTTCCTCCTCGGTGGTGCCCTGGAGTCGGTCGGCGATCTCGTCGGGCAGGCCGTGGCGGTGGGCGACGTTCTGGCGCAGCAGCTGCCCGGCGCGGGCCTCGGCGGCCTCGGCGCGCGACGTGGCGCGCTCGGCGTCCGTCTTGTCCTTGTCGGCGATCTCCTGGAGCCGCGTCTCGGCGTCGCGAGCCGCGGTGCGGTAGCCGGCGTTCTCGCGACGCAACCCCTCGACGTACTCCCGAGAGAAGCTCTCCGGGCCGCCGGGCGCCGCCGGGTCCGGCGCCGGAGCAGGAGCCGCGGCCGGGTCGGGCGTCGGCGGAGCGGGTGCCGGCGCGGCCGGGGTGGGCGCCGGGGTCGGCGGTGCCGGCGGTTCGGTGTTGAGGGGGACGCCGGTGTGGTGCAGCGCGGTGATGCGGGCGGGCCAGGTGGCGCGCTCGATCGCCGCCAGCTCGTGGACGAGGGCGTTCGTGGTGGCCGTCGGGGCCATGCTGACCTCCTGGGTCAGGTCGAGGGTCGCCAGCGGCCCCGGGGTGGGGGTCGTGCGGCGGTTGGGCGAGGGGGCCGCCGACGGGGCGGCGGGGCGGGAAGCCTGGTGGCCGCGGCCTACGCGGCGTTGCGGTCGGCGCGCTGGCGCAGACGGCGGCGGGTGGCGTCGGCGAGCTGCTGCTCGTCGGCGCTGAGCGGCCGCGGGCGATGCTCGGAGTCGTGGCCGAGCCGCAGACCCTCGACGCTGGCCCACTTGCGGGCCGCGGCGTCAGGGTCGGTGGTGGTGGGGCGGTCAGCCATCGAAGTAGAACGTTGCTCGAGCGAACACCGGTGAGATCGTGGGATCGACCTCGTCGAGGACGATACGCCCGCCGCGCGCGAGGAGCAACTCCTGCTCCTCGGGGGCGCCGGAGACCGGTGCGACCCACGCGACCGGCGTTCCGGCGGGGATGTGGAGCTGGATCAGCAGCGCATCGTGGTCGCCGGCGAACGCCTCGGAGATCTCGGCCGCCAGCGACACGGAGGTGAACCCGGGGTCGTCGAGGATGTCGCCGGGCTGCATCTCGGCGGCCGGAACCAGCCATCGACCGACCGTCGCAAGCCCGCGGAACACGCCGCCGACTGGTCGTTGCAGCGGGGTCATAGCCCGGTCGAGGTCGGCGATCAGGCCGGCGGCCTCGTCGCTGAGCGGCACGAGGTCGCGGAGCGCGTCGTTGACCGGGGCCGCCAGCGCCGGGGTCGAGTAGCGGCGCAGCGCGTCGGCGTCGTCGCCGGTCGGGGCATGGTGCTGGTCGAGGTAGCGGGTGATCGCGTCGTGGCGCACGAGCGGGACGCGGCGGGCGAGCGCGGCGAGGGTCGTCTCCTCGACGAGCGGCTGCTGCACGTTGACGTTGCGGTCGCGGAAGGTGACGAGTTCGGCGAGCGGGAGGCCGCTGCGGATCGCGTCGGCCTTCGCGGCCCCGCCGTGCCCGGCGAACATCGCGTCTTGCTCCGTTGTGGTCATCGCGTCCCAGCGCTGCTGTGGTGTCGCGCGGCCCGCGTCGTGCTCGTTGACGTCGCGGACGACGGGCTCCTTGATGCAGCGGCAGTGGGGGTGGCGCGGGAACCGCTCGTCGAGCGCGCGGACACGGGTGTCGGCGAGGACGAGGCACGCGCCGCAGCACCCGGCGCGCGAGACGCGTCGCCAGCCGGTGACGGCGGGGTCGGCGTCCATCGCGCTGTCCATCCCGTCGCGCCACGCGTCGGAGAGGCTGAGATCGATGATCCGCCGCAGCGCCGCCTCGCGGGCCGCAGCGGGGTCGGCCGCGCTGTCGGCGGCCAGCCAGTCGCGCGCGATCGTCCGGTTGAGGTTCCGCGGCGGCCGGACGCTGACCGTCGGCACGTCGGGCACGGGGTCCACGCCAGCGGCGCGCACGATCTGCGAGACCGCGACGGCACCGCGTTGCGCGGCGGTGCGGGTCTGCTGCTCGAGCATCCGCGAGAGCGCCGCGTAGGCGTCCTCGCGTCGGTCGCTCTGGGCGATCTCGCGTGCCCATCGCGCGGTCACGCGTCCGACGTCGCGGTCCCAGGCTGCCTGGGCGGCGTCGGTGGCGCGCCGCAGCGCCGGGCCGCTCACGCGGCGATCGGCTCAGGCAACGGCTCCGGCGCGGCCGGTTCGACCGCCGGGCCGTTCGGGGTCAGGCCGAGCGCGTAGCCGCCGGCGATCTGCTCCTCGATCCGCTCGGCCTTCCACCGCTCGATCATCGTCGGGGTGGCGCCCCACATCTCCCAGAGCGCGACCTTTGGCACCTCGAGCGTGGAGAGCTTTGTGAGCGCGTCGACGCGGACCGCCTCGGACGTGGTCTCGTGGTCGCGCCAGACGACCTCGGCGGTCATCGCCATCTCCTCGAGCCCCAGCACGTGGAACGCCAGACGGAGCGTGGCCTTCCACGATTCGCCGAAGAGCTTGAGCTTGCGCGCGACGCGGAAGTAGAGCCCGGACTCGGCGGCCTTCAGGGCGTCGCCGCTGATGTTGACCATCGAGCCGAGGAGGTACTGCGGCGGGGTCCAGGTGAGCGCGGCGACGTCGTTCTTCAGCGACTCCAGGACGCCGGTGTAGTTCGACAGGTCCGACGCCTCCAGCTCCTTGATCTCGCCGCCCTCTTCGAGCGTCAAGAGCCGCTGGATGCCGAACTCGGCCTGCGTGATCGGCTGCTTCGTCGTCGGGTCGATCGGCGTTTCGCCGCCGATCAGGACCCGCTGGCGGTAGGCGGTGAACTCGGACGCGATCAGGAGATCGGCGAACGTCTTGTCGAGCGCGTCCTGGAGCGGTTCGACGGGCTCGAGGTCGGAGTGGCCCTGCCAGTGGATGTCGGGGTTGTTGATGAACTCGACGATCGGGACGCGACCGAGCGGGTTGTCCTCACCCTTGGTGACGGTCCACTGCTGCGGCGGGATCGCGGTCCGCTCGTCGGAGCCGTCGATGCCACCGACGAGCGTCCAGACGGTGTCGGGGGTGAAGAGCAGCGCGTGCCAGCGGCCGACGAGGTCGCGCCACGACTTCAGGCCCGCGAGGATCCGGCGGCGGTCGGCCGGGTCGCGCATCACGATCGTCTCGAGCGGGTCCTCGACGGTGATCCGCGGGTCGTCGTGCTCGTCGGGCCAGGTGAGGGTGTAGCCCCAGCCGGTGACGATCGTGTCGAGGTGCAGCTGGGCGGCGTGGAGGTCCAGGCCGTTGGCCTGGAAGATCTCCCAGGCGTCGCGGTCGGGATTCGGGTCGCGGGGATCCAGCCGGAAGCCCTGGAGGTCGATGCGAGCCACGGCGGTCTCGGCGACCAGCGGCATCCAGTTGTTGCGGGCGCACCCGAAGCTGTCGCCGAACGCGTCGGTCCAGTTCTTGGACCCGAGCCGCATCGGCTGCTCCCCGGCGAAGTAGGCGCGATGCCGGCGGATCGACGGCTCGCGCTGGGACAGCCGTCGCGACAGCTCGCGCGTCCACGCCGCGGCGCGGGCATTGCCGTCGGCGTAGGCGTCGGGGTCGACGTCGAACGGCGTGAACCGCGGCGGGCCGCCATCGGGCAGCATGAACGGCGTGTCCTGTGGGGTGGTCGGTTCGGTCATCGGATGAAGCCCAAGCGGGCCTTGCGGCCACGGATCCGGGCGGAGCGGAACTCGTTCTTGGCCAGCGCGTCGGTGCGGGCCGTCCAGCCCAGGACCATCGCCATGGCGAGATCGATCTTGTGGGGGGAGCCCTTGCGCTCCTTGCTGAGGATGTGACCGAGGCGGCCCTTGTCGTCCAGCACGACGGGGACCTCGATCGTGTGCGCGTTGCCGACGTGGGTCGTCAACGGCGTCTTGGCGGACGCGTGTCGCAGACGAGCGACGGTCGGGTCGGCGCCCTGCGCGGCACGCACGTCGACCTCGAACGCGTCCAGCGCGAGGGCCATCTTGCGCTGCTCGTTGGTCTTCCACGTCCGGACGGCCGGGCCGTGGTCGCGGGCCCACCGCGCCATGTCGGCGGTCCAATAGAACGGGTCGCCGTAGAACCGCGCGACGGGGTGCGTCTGGAAGAGCTCGTCGACGCCGCCGTCGACTTCGGCCTCGTCGACCTCCCAGTCGTCGCCAGCGTCGGCGGGCTTCTCCCACCAGCGCCAGGGGACGATCAGACCGTCTTCGGTGACGACGATGATGCCGGTGGAGTCGTCGAAGCGGGAGCCGTCGAACCCGGCCGCGACCGGGGTGCCGGGCTCCAGCCGCTCGCTGGTCTCCAGCGCTCGCCAACGAGCCAGGTCCAGCCACGAGCCGGTGCCCTGCGCGACCTGGTTCAGCCAGGCGCGGCGGGCGTCGGACTCCTCGGTCTCGGGGTCGCGGATGTCGGTCAGGATCCGGACGACGTCCAGCCAAGCCGAGGCGGGACCGTAGACGTCGCGGATCGCGCGGCGGACCTTCCGGTCGTCGCCGAAGTCCTTGCCGACCAGCGGGTCGGTGGGCTCGCGCCAGTCGATCAGGACGCCGGCGCGAACCATCGCCTCCAGCGACCCGAGCCGCAGCGCGTACTCGTAGGCCCGCTCGAGCACCGACCCCTGGCCGGGCTTGTGCGCGTTCGACGTCTCGTACATCCACCCCTCGGCCGCTTTGCGCTTGGCCAAGTTGCGGGTGACCATCCGGTGCTGGTCGCGGTGCTTCTTGGTGCGCCAGAGATAGGTCTCGTCGGCGACGCCGAAACTCTCCTTGCCGCCCTCCTTGGAGTCGGCACCGGAGGTCGACGGGGTGATCTCGCCGCCGGCCGGAAGGTTCGTGCGGGTCAGGCCGACGTCGAGGCCGGGCCAGGTCTCGCGAACCTCGGGCCCGCGCAGCATCTCGTACGTGTTGTCGTACGTGTTGCCGGTCTGGTCCTCCTCCGTCGCCAGCGCCCGGATGAACGGGGTCAAGAGCGGTCGGCCGACGGGCTCGCCCTCGCGGTACGGGTAGCCCCACCAGGAGACCTCGCCGGCGGCTGCCCAGTGGCTGAAGCGGCAGGGGCCGATCGCCTCGACGACGACGAGGCCGCCCGCGATCTCGGACTTCCGGCGGCCCTTCGGCGCGACGCGCACGACGCGGTGGAAGACGCGGCGGCCGTGGCCGTTGAGGCGGTAGCACCAGCAGAGGTGCCGGATCTCCTCGTCGTCGAGCGCGAGGCCGGGCTCGTCGCCGGGAAGCCAACGCTCGCCGATGACGTCGCCCGGACCGTGACGCAGGAACGTCTCCCACCAGTCGACGATCTGGAAGCCGAGCGTCGGGAAGTTGACCGGGCCGAGCTGGGGGAGCCGACCCTTGCCGGTCACGTCCCGGTGCCCTCCATCCGGCCCCGCCGCTCGTCGCGGCGGCGCTGGAGTTCGTCGGTCCGCTGCGGGTCGTGCGCGGTTCCGGGCCCGCCGACGCGGTCGATCTCCCACTGGAGACGGCGGCGCGCCCAGGGCGAGAGGCCGTACATCTGCTCGAGCTGACGAAGCTCGCCCAGCTCGACGCCGTTGATCTTCCCCTGCTCGGCCTTGGAGTGCAGGCGGCACAGGCGCGCGATGCCGAAGTGGTCGACGTCGTGCAGGATCCCGCCGATCGGCGAGGTGAAGATCGCGGTCCAGTAGACGAGCGCGGCAACCGACGGCTTGCGGCCCGGGAACTCCGGGACCTCGTCGGGGACATCGTCGTCGGTGAGGGTGGTCCAGTTGGGCTGGTCGAGGTTCCGTCGTCGGGTCTGGCCGGGCGGCTTGGGCAGCGCCACGGGTGGCCTCCTGGGCCGATGTCGCGACCGCGGTCCGGGCATCTGGCCCAGACCGGATCGTCAGTGGCGGCGCGCGGTTGCGCCTGGGTGAAGTGAGTGCCGGGCTAGGGGTTCGCGACCCTGAGATCCGTACAGATCGCGAGAAGCCACCCCGGGCGGTTCCTAGCCCCCTCGGGAGGGGGCCACCCCCCACCCTTGCACCGTGCAAGCAGCCCGCCTGGGGCACGCATGCACGGCGCACGGGTGAGGGTCAGCCCAGCTGGTGCGCTGCGGCCCGCATGATCGACAGCTCCACGTGGGGCGGTGCCGACTCGAACGCGACCACGCTCCGGGCACGAACGAAGGTCGTGACCTGGGTGAACGTGGGGTCGTCGCTCAACGCGTCGAAGTCCGACGCCTCAGGGTCGCGGTACCGGATCGACAGCATCGGCAGGAACTCTCGATCGCAGTCCTCGAGGAGGCGTGCGACCTCGTCTCGCTCGTGCGCGACGCAGAACTCGTCGGTGCTGTCGAGGTAGATCCAGGTGTGACTGCTCACGGGTCAGGTCTCGTCATCGGGCTGGTCGACGTCGGTGATCGGACGGCCTCCGGTGCGCTCGCCGATGTCGCGGTGCGCGATCACCGGGATCGCATACGCCTGGCCGGTCTCGGGGTTAGCCGTCTCGACGGTCGGCTGGCACCAGCACCAAGCCGCGAGCACGTGGCCGTCCTCGTAGTCAGGGACCAGCGCGACGTGGGTCGCCATCTCCAGCACGTGCCAGCTGTTGCGGGTGGCGGTCATCGTCGGGCGCCGGTGTCGCGGTCGGCCACGAGGTGGCAGGCCGTGCAGAGCATGCGGCCGTTCGGCTGGACGATCGCTCCGCCCTGGCTGATCGGGTGGTGGTGGTGCAGCTGGAGGTCGTCGCTCGGCTCGCCGCACTCCTCGCACCGTCCCGCCGCGCGGCGGGCAGCGGCGCGGCGGGCGCGGCGGTGGGCCGCTCGGCCTGCGCCGTTGAGGGCGATGCTGGACGGGGAGCGGTTGGCCCACGCCCGGCGTTGGTGCTCTGCGCAGCGTCCACTGCCGGTGGCGTCCTCGGGGCAGCCGGGCTGCGAGCAGATGGACGGCGCGCGGGACATGGTGGTGGCGCGAACGGGCCGCGGTCGACGGTGACGCGGGCGCTGGGCGCGCGCTGCCGCCCCGGCCCGGCGTAGGAGTCGCGCGGGGTCTGTGCATGGCTCGCCGCGGGGCGAGAGGGGCGCATCGATCGACCGCGACCCGGTCACGGGGATGCGGGGGAGGAGACGGGCGAGTTGCCCTGGTAGGGCGGGGCCTAGAACGCGAAACGGCGCCTGTGCCGTAGGCGCCGCGTTCGGATTCTGGACGCAGTTCGTCCGTCGGTAAAAAGCGTACCTGGACCACTCGTCGGATGTCAACTCGCGCCTGTGACCGAGCGCCGAGCGGTGGTCACCGGAGGGTCACCGTCACATCGACGAACGCTGATGTCGCTCTCGCGGCGGCGACGGCGGAGTCCGGTCCGGCCTCGATCCGGAACAACGACGATCCATCGGCGAAGTTGACGGAGATGCGGTCGTGGGACCAGCCGATTCGCTCGACCGTGCTGACGCGACCATTGATCCTGATCGTCGCTCCGGGGTACAGGCCACCGGAGCGGATCAGGTCGTCGAGCAGGACGAAGGCGTGCTTCGGCATCAGCTGGCCTTGCTGAGGTGTTCGTCGAGGATCCGTTGGACGGTCGTCTTGCTGGCGCCTACCTCTTGGGCGATCGAGCGCTGCGACCGGCCGGCGGCGTTGAGCGCGATGACCTCGGCGATGCGGTGCTGGCCGACGGGGACCGGGACGCCGGTCTCGGGGTGCCGTGCGGAGCTGCGGCGGGCGCGGCGGACCCAGAGCGCGTCGCAGCGGGAGCCGATCGCGGTCTCGACGGCGGCGACCTCCTCGGGAGCCCAGCCGGGGTAGCAGTCGATGACGCGGTCGAGGACGAGGTCGGCGTCGTGCTGGACCGAGAACCCGGCGTCGGTCAGCAAGTGCTCGCGCGCCCAGCTGTCGAGCTGCCCTAGCTGGCGGGCGTAGACGGCGCCGCAGACGAGGACGTCGGTTCGCAGCCCGACGACGTCGTCCCACGATGCGTGGAACCGGGTGAGCCACGTCGCTTCGAGGGTGTCGCCGCGCGGCCCGGTCGGCGGGCGGCTCTCGGGCTTGCCAGCGCTGACGCGGCCGCCGATGCTCTGGCCGGATGCCTCGGTGACCTGGGTCGCGATCCGGCCGAGCAGCCGCCATGCCTCGCGGCGGCAGCCCTCCAGCGTCAGCAGGTCGTGGCGGACGACGAGCGTCACGACTGGGCCTCCTCTCGGTCGAGGGCCATCAGCAGTCGGGTCGCGGCGTGCGCAAGGTGGCTGTGGCCGCTGTGGTCGACGCGGTCGCCAGCGAGCCACCGCAGCAGGTGTCGCAGCCCACAGCTGACGTGGTGGCGGGCGGTCCGGCTGCGCCACCGCTCGCCGTGCTCGTCGGCGCCGTCGGCCATGACCTGGCCGCAGGTCAGCAGCGCGGCGGCCGGCAGGAGGTCCGGCCGGGGCTTCGCCGCTCGGGCGATCACCCGGTCGATGTTGCTGCTCATGCGGTCGCCGCCGTGGCGGTCGCGACGTGTTCGGGCCGGACGAATCGCAGCTCGTAGCCGGTGCGGGTCGCCGCGGCCTCCAGCGTCGGGACGAGGCGGTCGGCGATCCACGACGCGGCGTGGCTGGGGCAGGTGACCGTGACGACGTCGGCGTCGACCGCGATCGGTCGCATGACGGACAGCCAGGTGTCCCAGGCGGCGTCGCCGATTCGGGCCCTGGCGTCGGCCAGGATCGCCGGCCAGAAGCCGGCCGCCGCCGCAGCCTCGGCCGGCAGCGCAACCGCCTTGGGCTGCCCGGTGGTGGCGGGGCGGCTGGTGCGGCGCCGGTCGCCGGCGAACGGCGGGCGTCTCTGGCCGAGGCCGAACCGCAGCGCCTCGAGCGGCGTGATCGCCTGGCACGTCCCGTCGGCGATCAGCTGCTCGAGCTGCTCGCCGAGGCGTCCCCAGTCGATCGGCGGCCGGTCGCGGTCGCCCTCCTTGCGCAGCTCGTCGCAGATCCCACGGCGGTGCTGCTCGATCGAGTCGGAGGGCCAGCACCGAGCGAGGGCCTGCCGGGCAGGGGCCCAGGCCATCGGGACCGGGAGGTCGCCGCCACCGCCGCCGGGCGGCGGATCGCCGGCCGCCTCGTGCGCGTCCGCGTGCGAGGCGGCGGCGGTAGCCGCCCTACTCGGGTCGGGTCGGGTCGGGTCGGGACCACTGGACTCCGGTCGGACGTCCGGCGGAGTCCGCGGCCTGTCCGGATCGTGTCCGGCCGGAGTCCCGCCGGACGGGTCGTCGTGTCCGCCTGGACTGGTGCCGCGGCGGCCCTTCTTCTGGGCGTCGCGGCCGCGGGCCTTGCGGTCGGCTTCGGCCGCGCGGCGCTGCTGCTCCTTCTCGCGCGAGGGCTGATAGTCGAGGTAGTCGTGGACCTGCAGGGTCTCCTCGTCGAGCTGCTCGAGGAACCCGACGTCGACCAGTGCGGCGATCGTGGCGTCGGCGTCGAGCTGGGCGAGGATGCAGTGCTCCTCGAACCAGTCGCGGTCGATGACACCGTCGGTCTCGTGCGCGGCGCTGTAGGTGATCGCCATCGTCAGGAGCCCGACGGCGGCCGGCGCGGTGCGCCACAAACGCCGCGTCTTGCGGTGCTCGGAGAACCTGTCGTCGAACTTGGCCCAGCCCATCAGAGTCCTTCTCTCAGCCGGACGCGGCCGGCGGTCGTGAGTACGTAGCGGCCGTCGGACTGACGGCGGTGGATCAGGCACCGGCGGCCGAGGCCGTCGAGCGTCTTCGTGGTGGCCTTGCGGCCGGCTGCGGTGTGGTGGCTGGCGGCGACGAGGAGCGTTGCCTCGTCCCAGGCCGCGCCGCGGCCGTCGCGCTCGTCGAGGTCACGCACGCCGAGCATCACGGCGCGCGCGGTGGCGGGGAGGCTCATGCGGCGCTCCTGGCGTGGTCGGGGATCGGGAACAGCCAGCGGGTCGGCCAGCGCTCCTCGCGGGTGGCGTCCGGCTCGCGGCCGTCGCGGCAGCGCTGCCGGAGCCGGATCGCGGAGATGCCGCGCCGCCGTGCGGCGGCCTCGACGTCCTCGAAGCCGTCCGGGATCGCCGGGCGCGCGTGGAGCATCGAGTTGGACGCCGCGTGGCCGCCCTGGCCGAGGCGCCAGCGGACCTGGCTGGGGGAGATGCCCAGCACGCGGGCGGCCCTCGCAGTGCCCAGGTCGCGCTCCAGCGCGACGGTGCGGCGGTACTCCTCCTGCGACAGCGGCGGGGTACCACCCGTGCCGCCGCGCGGCCGGATCCGCACGCCAGCGGCGCGGAGCCGGTCCCGCACGACGCCCTCGTGGAGGAACGCGTCCGCGCCGATCGAGGCGGACGACTCGCCCGCCTCGTACCGGCAGACCATCTCAGCGATCGTCAT